GCATTCGATGTGGTGATGTAACAATTGTCGAACCCAATGTTTCTATAGTTACATATCCATAATCATTTTGTATTTCAGCAAAGTCGGCACGACGATTTTCAACGTTCCACACCAATATCCCGTGGTCTAATGCTTCGCCATGATTTTGTTGAATTAATGATCCAGGATATGCAATAGTTTGTGCAGCATCTAAAAATTGTGCCGGTTTATGTATATCACCTAGCAATGTAATATCATGTCCTGTAAACATTTCTGTAGTTACATGCTCATTTGAAATTTGATATCCAATATCCGTTTTAGCAGTATTTACCGCTCCGTGATGCAATGCAATTTTATATGGCGCATCAAAATCTTTAGCTCGAACATATTCATCAGGTGTCTTATCAACAGCCATATGATTCCATGTAATTCCACCAAATTCAAACAATCCATTTTCTTTAATAAAAATTATATTAGGATTATTAATAACATCTAAAATAGGACTAACAGCATCAATGCGATGCATATTATTTAAATTCATGTCATGATTACCTAGAATAACAATTGTAGGTATTGCAAAGCCATTAAAGAAATCAACTAGCATTTGTACTAGTTCTGGTGACATATCTAATTTGCTGTGAACAATATCTCCAGTAACAACTGCAATACTATTTTCAGTTGAATGACTATTAATATAAGTAAACATGTTTTGAAATACTTCTCGGTATTCTGTATGTCTTTTTAATGTACGAATATGAATATCAGATACATGAAAGATTTTATCAATTTTACTAATAGTTGATTGTATTTTTTTTATTTCCATATAAGACCCATTCTTAATTCCATAACATGTTCAAATGTTAATACTGGAGTATTTTGTATAATTTCTGTAATTTTATTAAAACCTAATTCCGATGCATCTTCTGCCTGTAATTCAATAAAATATACATTTAATCCTTCTGCCATAAATCGTTCTGCAAATTGCAATGCATTGCGTAATGCGTCGGCATCCAAACAAATATAAATGTCTCGTACTCGTTTTTCAATAATTTTCTTTTGAAGTGCAGGTTGTATGATTTTACCAAATAATGGAATAGCATTTCGTTTAACTGCAATTGCATCAAATGCACCTTCACATAATACGATTGGCTCTGCCCAATTAATTGTCAAATCAAAACCAATAATATCTTTTGAAATTTTAGGATTTTTATGTTTAAATTTATCAGCTCGATAAAATGCTCTACTAACAAAATAATTCAATTGTCCGTCAGCATCATAACTTGGTATAATAATTTTTCCGGAATATTCTCCAGCTTCACAATAACCAATACGATATTTTAAGATATCAAAAATAGATACACCTCGTTGTGTAAGATAGTGAATTGCATTTCTATAATCAGGTGTATTTTTTTTGTTCCAAAGTGGTATGTATTCTTTTGGTAGTTGTATTATTTCTTGTTTTTCTTTGGTTGTATCAACACGATATTTTGCTGATTCAATTATTCTAGAAAGTTGGTCAAACCGTTCTTTTGGTAAATTTAATTGTTTAAACAAAGAAGCAATGCTTCGACCTTTTTTATCAGATATCCAACAATGCCAATGATTTTCTCCAGCACTAGTTGTTTTAATGTTAATTTCTAATTTTGGTTTGTAATGTGAAACGAATGGAGAGAAGAATGCAATGTTGTCTCCGGAAGTAGATTTCCCTTTACCCAATATTGATTCTAACAATTGGAGGAGTTTAAGATTCGTCATATTATAATATAATAAAATAATGTAAGGAATCCAATTTAATATATTATATATATTATATTATTAGTTAAGCACATACATTACATTACTGGCTTAACGATCGATTCAAAAAAACTGAATCAATCAATTAATTAAATAAATTCATTAATCTTCATAAAATATAGTTAAAATAATTGACACTTCCAACCTTAAGCAAAAAAACTTTTAACTTGTTGTGGAGATTCACCATTTTTAATACATTCCGCCATCCATTCTGCAGGAATATCTTTTTTACCTACATGTTTTATGCCTAATTTAATTGCATATGATTCATATGTAGTTTTACTTCCTTTTGATATTTTTTGTGTAGGAGCTTGGAATACCATGCGAATATCAATATCTGGATTTGATGCTAAAACATGTTTCATTTTAAGCCGATCAATGCTAGTCCAACGTCCTTTTGTTTCAATATACATTAATTGGCCATTCTTTTTTGTGAATATAAAATCAGGAGTATATTTTGCTTTACGCTCAGGCACTATGTAATTAAGTGTTTCTGTTTCGTAATTTAACGGATAATCCGCAGTTTTTATTTGTTCTGCAACTGTATGTTCTAATCCAGATTTATAACCGTATTTTAATGCTGCAGCACGTTTTGAATTACCCGAGCTGTGAAAATGATTTTTTGCCATAACTAGTTTTTAATAATTTATTTTGGTATTTCGAACCAAGCAGTTGGAAACCATGCGCTTTGTTTTCCAGATGTTATATAATACCATGTAAAAAATTGAGGATCTGCATTACCTGGAATCCAATACACTGTTGTATGTACACCTTTTATAATACTGTCAGTGCCTATAGTTGCGCCTTTATACATTCCTTTAAAATACCATTTTGCCTTATTAGATGGAGTAAAAAAATCTATAATTGATGCTAATCCAGCAGCTCCAAAACCACGACTTATAGTAGCAGCTGCCGTGCTTCCGCCACCGGTACTCGTAAATCCTTGTAAACTTTGCCACTGCGGGTCGACCCCCATTCTTACTGTTAAATTAGATTTACCATAAACCATTGGTTTAAATAACTTTGTTGCTAGAGTATATGGTTTACGGTCTTGACTACCTTTAAACAGGTTAAATGTAGCAACAGGAATAACAGACCCATTCTTTCCACGCATCAACCCCGATCCACCAGATGTTTTCTTTGCTTTCTCTGCCGCTGCTTTTTTCGTTTGTGCTAATGCAAGTAAAAGAGCATCATCTGCCATTTTCTTTGCTTTTTCTATATCAGCTTTTACTTTTTTCTGTTGCTCCGGTGACATCTTTTGTATTTTAGGATCTACTTTAGGATTTACTTTAGGATTTACTTTCGGAACTACTTTAGTAACAAGATGTGGCGGTAGTGGTCTGTTTAAATTTAATTGTTCTTGTAATATTTTAGATTCTATAATTGTCATATATCTAGGTTTGTAAGATATTAAATTTTCTGCAATGATCTTTATTTTGCTTCCTCCCGGAAAATAGAATCTTATCATTGTATTTATTAACTCCGGCGTGGCTGCTGTTCCGTCAGTACCGTTTTTATCTGGCGTTTCTGCTCCCCAACTTAACCAAGCAATAATTTTTGCAGAAATAGGACCATAATTACCGTCAGTGCCATAACCTACAAATTTATTAGCATCCGTTTTAAAATCAGGAAAATTTTCAGACAGCTTTATACCAAATGGACCTTTACATATATCAATTAAAACCTGTTGAACTTTTGCAAATTCATCATTATCTTTAATACCTTGTTTAAATCCAGCTTTTGGCATTTTAATTATAATTTCATCGCCTTTTAGTTCAACGTTTTTAAAGTCAGATGATCCAGAAGCAGCTGTGTTAATTGGATTTCCGTCAGCATCTGCCGGCCGGAACTCATAATTTTTCTTTTCTAATTCCCCTGGTTTAATTGGTTCTTTTGTTGGTTCTGTATTTGATACAATTGATTTTATAAAATCAGACCCTTTATCCACGACTTGACCAACTGTTGGTTTAGCTATTGCTAATTCTCGATAAACAGGCGCAGTTCCAATTAATCCATTTTGTTGAGCATCAATTACGCCGTCTTTACCATAAATTTTAATAGCTGCAGCGACAGGTAAAATTAATACATTACAAAAAAACTTTCTTTCAGCATCTCGTAAATCTGCGCCAAATATATAAACCCATTTATCATCACTAGTATGTGAATTTTCACCATATTGATCATTAATACGTACTCTTTTAACTAGAGTGTCTATATCAACAGTACCACCTGTTCTAGTTGATTGTATGCGAAATGCATATCCTTTTAATGCTCGTGCTTTGTCGACAACCGATCTTGGAGCTTGTTTAATTACAGTTTTAATTGTATCTTCAAATAAACTTTTGAAAATTATTTGTTCTAATATTTTATGCATAGTAGTTTTCTTATTTAGTATTTTATATAAATATGTATATCTTAATATTACTAGTATTTATCACCAATCAACCATCACCATATTACCATTCCATATCATTATATTGCCTGAATTAAAATCTAAATCTAAATCTAATTCCGGAATATTAGTTTTGTTTATATCTCGCTGTAAAGCCCGTAAAAAATTAACTAGCTTTTGACTAGTATCTCTAGCTCCGTCATTATCTAAAAATTCAAAAATACTAACTTCGCCTCCTTGAGATCTAGCATATTGAGCAAATTGTTTCATGAATTTATCAATTGTATTAGTATCTGCTGTAGTTAATTTTTTTGCATTTGCCATTATATACATATGTTGTTGGTCGTCGACATAGTAAATTGGAATAAAAGTCGTAAATTCAGTCCATCGTCCAACAATAGTAGTAGCCACCTCAAATTCATCACGTTCTTGTGTAATTTTAAAACAACGATCTTCACCATTTATTTCGTAAACACGTCCATTATCTCCCGCACCGATAAATTTAAACTGTTTATTTTTAATTTTATCTAATAGCCGGGTTAAATCCGTATCTACCATTTCTAATAATGATTTTAATCGTATCATCTCATTACCCTTTAAAAATTATATTTTTATCTAAATCTAAACGTATCAAAAAGTTCATATCAACATCATTTCTTTTACGAATTGAATTTGCTAATTTTCCAATAGCTAACAATTGTCCCGCATCATTATACATTCCAATTGTTGTAATATATGGCGCAAAATCGCTACCAGACACAAATGAATAATATGTAACATCATCATCTTGTGTTAATGTTATGTTAGTCGACATATTAAAATCGCCAGCATCTAAACGAGCAACTACACTTAATTCATTTATTGTAACGGTACTACGATATGATGCAGTAAATGGCGTATATATAATATTATTAAATCGATAATCGAGCGATGAAATTACTGCTATTCCCTGCTTAGTAAATATGTTTCCTACATATTGAGTTTGTAAAACACTTCCAGTCTCGCTACGGTCCATTAACGCACTTATCTCTAATCCCGTAAGCGACTTATTAAAGATTCTAACTTCATCAATTAAACCTTGTACGTTTGAGCTATTGGTGCTATAACCGCCTATTTTCAATGTATCCGTATTATCAATTCTTGCTGATGCTGTAAATGGAGAATTTGGAACAATTAATAAATTAGATGATGCATTAGAATGCAAAGTTCCATTAATATACATTTGCAATGAACTACCTGACTTTTGACAGACAACATGATACCACGAACTAGATACTGCGGTTGATGATGTAATTTGAGTTTTAAATGTATTGCTACCCGCAGCTGAAAATATCAATTGATTGCTACCACTTAATTCAATTTTAAACGGATATGTTGGACTTATTGAACTAGATGCTTTTGCTATAATCAATTGATTTGTAATACTTGTATTCGAACTACTTATAAAAAAAGATATTGCATAATTATTGTCTCGATCATATAATCCATCTATTTCAGTTTCAATAAATCCATTACCATTAAATTTAGCTGATAACCCTAATATATCTTGTTGACCCGATGTAGTATTAATTCCAGGAACATATGTAACATTTTCTGATTTATATGTAATTCTAGATGTATCAAAATATTCATTAAATCCTTCATAAAATTTTACATCGGAAACAATTGAACTAGTATTATATGAAGCATTATATAAATTTCCATATCGATCGGACTTTATATAAAGATTAGTTAATGTGCTATAAGATCCGGTACCATAATATGATGATCCATAAACTGCGCCTGTTATATAACTTCCGCTTAAAGTAAATGAACCAGGTTTTATTCCTTCTCCAATTTTAACTTGTGGAATTGAAAAAATAGATGCTGTTTGAAATAAAAACTTTTTCGTTCTAGTTATATCGGTAGGACCATATGTTTGTGCTGGGTTTGATTTGTATTTATAGTATAAATGATTTACACTAAAATATATTATGGATTGTAATGATCCGTCGATATTTGCAGCATCATTATATGTTAATTCACTACCCAATATTGGTAATACGGATGTATCACTATATACACCTTGTAACGGAAGTAAACTAGATGTACTACTACCCGACAATACACTCCAAGTTTTAAAAACTTGAAATGGATTAACATTAATATCAGACTGATCGATTTTTTTAAAAACCGCAGGATATACTCCTTGATATAAATTTTCGGTATTTTGTATTTTTATTTCTGCCATGATAGTAAAAGCCCCGGGACATTTAATATAAATATACCGGGGCCTAAATCATTGTTGTTTTTTAGAAATCTAATTTTACACGTATCAGTGATTCTCGTTGAAACGATTTTAATAACGGCTTACTTAATTTAGCAACAGCTAATAATTCTTGTTGATCATTATATAATCCTACTGTAGTTATATATGTTTTTGGATCGCCAATAAATGTTGATTGGGCAATTTGACCTACACTGCCAGAAACATATGATGGATTATTTGAAAAATTATATTCTGCATTTTTAATTCTTACAAAATAATGTGTACTAGTAACCTTTTCAGAATTTCTTGCAATAAAACTATATGGATCACTAGTTGACGGATTTGTAAAGAATGCTGATCCAGATATTGAATGATGTAATACAAAATGATTATTTCCTTCACTACTAGAACTAGTATTAGTTGCAAATCCAGATTGTTGATCTAACATTTTACCGTCTAGAATCAAAGTACCATAATCCGGATATACTAATCCATAATAAACAGGTGCTGCTGAATTATAAACACCGGAGTTGATCGATCCGGAAACAATATTATAAACTTTTCCTGATTGTCCAATTGATGCAGCTGCAATAGATGAATCATCAATCAATGTAATAATACCACTACCGGTAGCTACAGATCCTGTTGCGTTTGTAGCTCTAGATAATATTTTTACTAGTGGAATTTCAAAATTTCCTGGATCTAAACGTTCTTTTAATCTGCTACGTTTAAAATTAACTATATATATTGAATCAGTACTACCAGAACCTGCTGTCGTAAATCTAGTGTCAGTTGGGGCTAATAATAATTGTCTATATTGCGAATAAATAGCTTTAGATGGAGAATCATTTAATTGACCTTGTGAATCAGACCCACTACCTAATGCATGACCGTATGCCAATGAATATTGTACAGCCGCGCCTTCTGCTGACGGAGTGTCTTGATATACATCAACATAATATCGTCGTTGTGATGTAGTTTGGCCGGATGCAGTAAAATAAGTTGTTAAACTTGCTAAATTATCACTCCAAAGTCCACCGGTAACAATTTCTGTTTGATTTCCGACAACATCATTTACAGCATCAAATTTTGTATATGTTCTACCATTACGAGCTAAAACTTGTGTTTGCTGCATTTCAGCAACCATTTGATTTGCAAGTTGAGTTGCAAGTTGCTGTACTTGTTCGTTAATAACAGCTACAGCCGCTGGTGCACTAGCTACCCCACCTGGTGAGATATTGGCATTAAGATTGTTAGCAATAGGTACGGTTCCTAATCTAGGGACACCTCCTTGACACGGTTGTTGTTTTAAATTTTTAATCAACATTAATTTATTCATATTTTTTACCTATTAAATAGTTGCAGTAGTTGCTTTTTTAACTGTAACAGTTAAAGTAACACTTCCACCAGTTTCGTTTGCAATAATAGTAATTGTTGCAGTTTTATCTTCAATCATTTGAGTTTTTCCAATAACTCGGAATTCAAATCCTGCTACTGCAATACTTTGTGCATCTTCATTATCTCCAATAAAACGAGGAGTAGTTGGAAGCACTGAGTTTTGTAAAACTTTAGTTACTTGTATATCAGCAATCGTAGAATCAGACAATATTGCAGTATATCCTAAAGTTGCATTTCCGCCTTGGAAATTACTTGTATTTGGTGCAATAATTGCACTATCTCCTGGCGCTGATAATGTTATCGATGTATTACCAACATTTACAACCGGTATATTAGTTGTTTGTTTTGGCAATGTAATTAATTTATATTTCAATGCCTGCGTTTCATCTGGAACTGCTTCTGTAATTGGCATATTTTCTATAATAGTACCATAATATGAAGTTCCTAGTGGATGATCTGAATTCCATAGTGAATAATCAATTTCATCATCTCCTACTGCAAACTGAGTAATACTAAATGCACTACCTCCTTTAGCTAAAAGTTCACGTCCTTTTAATGTTAATATTGCGTCGACGGTTACGCTTGAATTATCTAAATATCCCATAATGTTTTAACCTTATTTTATATAAATATACATGTTATTGATTTTGATGTTAAACTAGTACAAAACTTCCTTGTTCTCCGTTATTTTGGTAGATCAATTGATTTGGATTAGCAGATCGCCATTCTACGACCGGGCCACCATCCACTGTTTGAGTTGAATTTATATTAAATGCAGGACTAGTTAATTTAGATCCAGCATATCGATGATTATCAATACCTGTTGGTAAATAATCCTGGACATCAACTCGACTACCGGTCCATCTAGTTATAACTGCAGATCCCGTAATATATCTAGTATCAGATGCTAACAATTTAATTGTTGAATATACTCCAGTTAAATAAACAGGTAATTCACCCTCACTCATCCAATATGGAGTAGAAGCTGTTATATAAGTACTACCCGAATATATTAAATAATCATACGTATATGGTGTACCATCATATTTTTGCGCAGTCGATGATGTTAAATATCCTTGTAATTGATCGTCATCCTCTGCAGAAATTTGTAAAATCTTCCCATCTACTTCGCCTAGGTATGTTATATATGCAGCCGATGCAGTTGGTGATATATTGTCAATTATACATGTATACGAATTATCAAATCTTTGTATTTTTGGAAGTATTGTATCTTTACTACGTTCTAAAATATTTGGTTGAATTAATATACCTGTTAATTTACTAGTACGGGCAGGTAATAATTGGTCTAATTGTTTAAAGAATGATAAATCAAACAATGTAAACATGTTAATATATGCATTAATATCATTTTTATTAGAATATTTTTTCCAATAAGTTTGAGCAGCTTGCACTAGTCTAGGATATGAGTTTGCCTCAGTCATTCCTGGATCACCAATATATTGATCTAATTCAGTGAATCCCAATTGAGCAATGATATCTTCATCAATCATGGTTTGCGGAGAAAAGTATACGCCTATTTTTTTGCTGTCTAATGGAGCTTTATCAAATTGACTACGTTCTGCTCTAGTTTTAACATCTAATGTTCCTACCAATTCATTTTCTTCTAAACGAATTTTATTATCATCAAATGTACCAGCCCCTAATGATATAGAATCATAATAATATGTTTCTTCGATTGAATCATATGGGGTTGCTATGTCCATCCAGCAAATGAAGCAGAGATTGTCGACGCCTTAGGTTGATATCCACCTAAACTTGAAGTTAATGTATGATTAATTTTTTGTGTTAATGGTAATCGAAATACTAGTTCGTCATATGCATCTAAATTTCCGTTATATGCTGCTGGTGCACTAACATGATTATTAAATGCTGAATCTAATAAACTCGAAGACCAAAATCGTAATTCTTGAATTTGTCCTAAAAGTCTACTTGCTCCTGCAGATGTACTTCCTAATGTCAATGATGCAGAAGCAGCAAACGATGCTGTAGCTGACGCTGAAACAGCGGCAACAATTTTACCATATTTGGATTTCTTAGTTATTAGATCTAAATTAGTGCCATTTGTTCGTAACATTGTAGTTAACCAACTACCATCAAATAATTCAATATTAGCAGAGCTAGTACCATTAATTTTCATAGTACCAAGTGTACCACTAGTATAATCTAATGTTACGGTATTTGAACCTATAGTAAATAAATTCATTGTACTAGGCATTGTTGGATATTTAATAACATCTGCTGTACGGAAACGTAATTCTACAGTATTAATTGATTGTGAATAATTTACAGTAACAGTACCTGCACTACTACCACTTAAATCTAATGCATAATCAAAATTTAATTTTTTATATAATGGTACTCGTTCGAGTCTAGGTCCACCATATTCATTAATACTAATAAATGATTGCGGAATACCATAACAAGATAATAATGCCTGAATACTTCGTTTTGTTCCTTTAGACTTAAGTAATAACGGCAAATTATTAACAATTCTCCGCCAAACAGCGTATGTCATATCGCGGCCTGGTACAGAAGGATCGCCAACTGTATTAGATCCTGTAAGAGGAACTCCCGCTTCAGACGTGCCTAATACATATTTCCATAAATCTTGTGACTGATTTCCATCCGTTAACGTCCATCCAAATTGTTTTGCTACAGAATATAACAATTCATTTGGCATACCTAGCTTAGGATTTTCTACTCGTTTATTAATTAACGACATATGATTAATATACGTGTATAAAATATCATAATGCTGTCCGAGCATATTAACAAATGTAGATAATTGCTCATTATTAGCATCAAATCTAATATATTCTGGAATTGCATATATTAATGCATTTGAATTTAATGAATCATATAATGATGCAGTTACAATTAAATTGTTATACCACGATGAAAAACTAGTACTATTAATAGAAGCTAACGTATATGGACTAGTAGCATTTGTTTTCGGTACGGGAGTTACATAACTGCCGGTAATTTGAATAACATTTGACGATTCTCTAGGTAAATCATATGTAGTTACCATGGAAGCTGACTGATAATACATATACTGTTCGAATCCGTCAAATCCACCAATTAAATTAGTTTGTAAATTTAAAAAATCTTGAGCATTTGTAATCGCAACACTTCCGGAGATTAACGCTACCGCTGCACTTTGCGAAGTATAATATTCTAACAATTCTAATTTATATCTAAAATTAGCTAATCGTTCAGTTGCTGAGCTATAAAATATAAAATTATTGAAATCAGCATAGTTAATGTTTAATTTTGTAGACGACAAACTTCCGGAGAAATATGAATCTACTAGTTGTTGTGACGTTTGAGTTGATGAACCCAGTAAGTCTGACCATGTTTTTAATCCAGTATCATTTGATGTATTATATGCATATGATGCTTGCCAATTCGGACCTGATAATAATTTAGGTGATTGTACCAAGTTGTTAGCTAATACTATATTAATTTTATCAATGTATGGATTTTTTAGTTCTGCAACTATCCAACATTTAAAATTAATATCAAATTCTAATGGTAATTGGTCTTTTAATTTAACATATATGTATTCACCAATTACTACACTGTTAACAAATTGTATAGTTTGATTTCTACTAAAATTTAATAAGTATGATATAAACTTCGAATTTTTATCAATCGATGTTTGTTTTACCGTATCGATAAAATTAGTAATTTCTTGTAAAAATTTAGGATTACCTGAATCAATTGCGCGGAATCTTATTTCTGTACGATCTGGTGATATTTCATCAATACATATCGTTTGTTGTTCATAACTACCAATTAAATTTTTGAAGAAGTTAACAACGATCGTATAATTACCATATGATAATTTCAACGTATCGAGTTGTTTTTTAAGATCTATCCCGATACCATTTTTAATTGATATCGACTTATTAGTAGTTTTATCAACAAATTCAGATAATTTAGTAACTTGTTGTATTTTGTGATTACCTGTTATCCAAATATTTGATGAATATGCATGTAATTCTAATCTAATATCTTCTAAATTATTAGTAATTTCCGGGACAACTGGGAATTGATTAGACTCAAAATATGAAAATAATTGAGTTTCTATATCAGTAAATCGCTGTCCCGATGTTGATTTCGTTGCGAATTGAATTTGATCGATATTTTTATACTGCGTTAACATTTATTTCCTGATTCCAAAGATCTACATTTTTACTAGCATCGGATATTACCCAATATGATTGTATACTATTAATGGTGTGATATTGTGTATTATTATTTTGTCCTGATTTAGCACCTATTGAAAAAGTATCACTGATATCAAATTCTGAATTAGGAATAATGACATCAATAATTAAATTTTGAACTTCATATTGATTAATTGACCCTAAAACTGTAGGTTGAAATTGCGAAGTATTTGCATAAGTAAGGTACTCTCTATTTACTCCATTACTATTTGTGTTAATTATAGAAAAATAAGCGGTACCATAACCCGGAGTTGAATCATATCGATGTTGCAAGTTAATTCTAAATCTTAAATCAACCCCAGAATTTTTAATTTCTTTTGTAATATAATATGCATTTGTAGTTTTTTGTAAATCACCTTCTTCAACATCATCCATTAAAATACCGGAATATGTGTCACCCTCTACAATCCTAGAATCTGCAGATGGTGCATATCTAGCAAATATTGGGTCTGCAAGTTGAATATCTAAATCTAAATTAGTATCTAAGCTTATCGGATCAATAACATTGCTAACAGTAGCTGGAAATTTAAAATATCTAAATTGTGTATCAATAACTGGTAAGACTGATTTATTTAAAATTCCATAAGCGATGCCTTCAATTGTCAATATAGAAGAATCACCGTCTACAATAATATTACCAGCAGTATCCCTAGGATTAACAGAATCATTATTAGAAACTGTAGTTAACCCATTAATGATATATTTTGTATCCTTAAATTTTGAAACACTATCTGCCATTATCTAACTACTTTAAAATAAATGTCATCATCAACATACTGAACAGTAAAACCATCTACTATTTTTATTTGTAAACGATAATACCGTTCTGGTAAAAATCCGTTCATATCGACGTGAATAAAATTACTTGTACTATCACAACTTATTTTAGTATAAATATTATCATACGGAATAATGACTTCATCTGTAGCTGCATCTTTAATTGAATAATATGATGCCGTAGATAAAAACTTAATTGTTTCTATAGGAAATAAATTTGTAGGAGATTTTCTAGGATATTTATCCCGTGCATATAATCTAATTTTTGCTACTTCTGTATCTTTATAGACAGGTTTTAACTGCGTATATATTATATATGACTCTAAGTCTACCGGAGCTAACGATCCTGTTGTAAATGCACTGTTATCAAAGTACATCGTTAACTTAGGAACATATATTGTATGTGTATCTCTACTAAAATATCGTATAAATCCTTTTACATTATCATTAACCTCATCAGCATCTGAATACTGTAATAAAAATCCGTGATTTGGTATAGTTGCACCACTACTTCCACTTATCCATATTTTAATAGCAGCAGTAACATCCATGTTGATGTCTGTTGTTCTAGAAGAAAATGATTCAGATGTTACTAACCCAACAGACGAGCTACCTACCAAAATAGATCCAGACTGATACAGATAATTAGCACCTGTGCCAGAACCTGTTATATATAATGTACTTGTGCCTACTTGTGTATTACTACCAGAGATCCAATTGGAGCCACTATTAGAACCACTCCAAGATGCACCATCGGTAGTTAATGATGAAACTGTACCGGTACCATTAATCCAGGCCTGTCCTGCTATTTTTGCAAATATCGAATAATCTGATGGTAAATTTTTTGCATGTGATGTATATAATTGTAAAATAAATTTGCAATCATTAACTGTTTTTCCATATGTTGCTAATGATGCTGAAATTTCAGCCATATCAAATTTAAGTAAACCCCTAGATTTCAATAACGTGCTACCATCAGTTCCTAGACGTTTGCCGATTTCAATTATTTCATCTAATCCAGTATTATATGTTGGTGCTGATTCATATAATGTAGTATCTTTTTCTGCATAAAATATTCTAAACATGTATTTCCTTAATAATTTACAACTCGACCTTTAATATCTTGATTTAAAAATTTAACTTCAAATATACTAGGATCTAGTGATGGATAAATAATTCCGTTTTTAGTAGCAGTTAATAAATCATACGCATTGCCTGAATAATTTAATGTCGTATCATATAAATTATTAAATGTTATATTAACAACATTTAGTACTCCGGAGATATTACTTATCGTATTTAATATATCAGATTTTATAATTGGCTGATTAATTTGCCATTTATCTATATCAAAATATGATTTAAGTGAATCAATACATTTTAATAATACTTCGTTACTATTATAATTAGATAATACCGTAATTTCAAATTGTATACCTATATTAATAATAAATGCATCTTTAATATTTACAGCATCAGTTAAAATTCTATATTGATCTAAATATGTTTTTAAATTTTCTTTAACTGCTGTATTTAGTGATACTAATTGTTTATTTTGATCAAAGCCTAAAATATACATATTCATTGCTAATGGATTAGCAATTCTAGATTGTTGTAGATCAGCTTGTGCTATCTGATCATCTGGAACTATATATGCTTTCGCAACACTTCCAAATCTTGCTGGCATTGAATATGTTCGTATAATATAATCTTCAAGAGTTACTAATCTATTTTGTGTTGCAAAATTAGCTAATGCATTATTTTTTATGTCTTGTAATGTGTCAGAAAGCTTTGCGCCTGTTGCTGGTTCTGGATTATTAACGGTAATTGTAGATTTAATAAAATTAGATGCTGGCTGACTTAATGTTGAATTAACATCATCATTAAAAATGATATTATCAATAATAGTTAATACATTGGCTGAAACATTATCTTGAATGCCATTTCCTACCGTATATGTTACCGTTAATGTAGTATTCGACGGAGCTTGTCCATATGTCCTAGTATATAAAAAATTAGACGGGTCAATGTCGACATCTATAGTTCTACGAAAACTTGCTAGACCATTTCCTACATTTGTTGGGTTTGGAATTATTTCTTCATCATTATTATCTGAAACACCTGCTCCGAATTGTATCTCTAATTTATTATCGCTTCGAAGTCTAGTTATAAACCGTTTAGCAGTTTTCTTCATTTTTAATAAATTAGGAGCTGATGATCGGTATATTGATAATTCTGGATCATTTTCCGCTAAATTCGGAACTGATTCGAATATTGTATCTTGAGCTAAATATGGAACTTCAAACCAATTATCGCCATCTGACTCCGTAACGGACACAATTTCTATAACATTGATATCAGGTATTACAACGGCATCATACGCAATTGGACTAGTAAATGTATATGGAATTGTTTTGATATTTCCAGAAACTGCTTTTACTTGTTTTTTTAGTAAGAAATAAGTTGGTTGTGATGTTGTTGGATTAGTTTCATATACAGTAACAACGGTTGGGTCAATCGATGATGAATATGAAAACTCAATTGAATCTAATGTTCTAAATACAGAACTGCCGTTATTTTGTTTAATACGCATTCCTGGTTTGATTGATACTGCATAATTAAAATCCGGGGCAACTGTGCTACCTACTCCGATTGCTGGCAATAATTGATACACGTCTAACATTACATATGCCGGTATACTATTTTTTGGTGTATACCCTAAAGTTTTTGCGATATCATAAATATTAGTTCGTTCAGATGCTTGTTCTAGTAATGATTCTTTTAAATTATTGTCGACATAATACGATAAAACATCCCCTACATATGATGCTAATTCCATAAACAACATCCCGGGAGACGAGTCATTAAAATCAGTATATGTAGCAGGAAAATATTGTTTTGTAAAATCTATTAAATTTTTACGAAACTGCCCAAAATCTTTATTAAGATATGATATATCTTTTTTATTTTCCATAGTATTATATTCCTTTTATTAAACTACTAGTTGTCCTTGATTATCTAGTGATATTCCAATCTGTTGTTCCAGATACCCCGATGAAAAAGTAATAGTTATCGTTATTTGATGATTTAAGTTAGGGTCATCATCAGCTGTTAATACATTGATATCTATTAATGTTATATACGGTAGCCACTGACTAACAGGGGCTGTTATTGCGTCAATAACATCTTGTTTTCGATCTTCATTATTTGGTTCGAAAATAATATTTAATAAATTGGTACCATACGTTGGAGAATTATATCGTTCGCCAATTCGCGTTAATAATAAATTTTTTAAATTATTTAATGCTTGGTTGTCAGAATCGCGGATTGAATCAAATACACCTGGCCTATCAAATGATATTGACACGCCTAGGGCAATATCTGGATTATCAGGTGACGCTACTTGAATTTGATATCCCACGTTACATTATCCTTTTTTATTATTTATTGCTTTCATTAATTGTGAATAATCTCGAGTCATTGCCTTTGCTACTTCTGGGGCAACTTCATATGTTTTACCTGTTTCTGGGTCTTCCATTACTTTAGGAGCAGATGCTGTTGAGTTATTCGTATTTTGTCGCATCATTCCAAATCCACGAGCATCATTTGACGTCATATGAATATCATCCATTCCTTCATTCATAAGATCTGCAAAACTATTCATTGCGCCTGGCTGTTGTTCTGATAATGCATCTGTTTCATTTAAGATGTTAGCCCATTTATTTTCCGTAAACTGTACGCGTTTCTTTTCTGGTGCTATTTGTTTAGGTCTATTATTAACCAAATTACTGTTTGTTTTAGGCTTATTATTAACTATCGGCTGTGTCGTCGCAGTTATTTCATTGATTGTAGATTGTAACCCTTCGCGAAGAATCTCTGTTAATTCTTCTTTAATAACTTGTCGTACGGCTACTTTAAGTGCTTTTATTAATGTTTTTGAATCCATATGATAATTTTATTATAAATATAAGTATTAGTAATTTACGGCTGTTGGCCATTCTGAATCTGAGAGTTTAGGTCCATATATGATGTTGTTTGTACGATCTATGAAATAGTCTCCGGATTTTCCAATATCATTCGCCGGATATCCTTGTCCTGTAATTACTTTGCTAGGTGCTTCTAATAGATCTAATAACGAGCGTTGTTGTTGTTCTAGGTCACTTAATAATTGTTGCCTGGATTGAATATCATCCGCTGATACATTGATCAATTGATAAAATTCAGACTCCGATTGAATATTAACTAGTTCAACATTACCTGAATCTATAGTAGTATTGCGAAAATTTGCAAACACATCATCAAGTGTTTCTGTATTACAAATTGATGATAACATGTTGATTACTGGTGCTAATAGCGCAGATATCAGTGTAATAGAACCATTTACAATTGTAATAATAATTCCTGCTTGTTTTAAACATGCAATAATATTAGCAATCAATTGATTTTGTACTGCGATAGCTTGACCCACAGCTGGAGGCGCTGGTACTGGCGTTAATAATTGAGCATTTAATGCAACAGCCGCAGTCGTTGCAATTTTCTTAAGTATCGGTATTATAATATTTAATATAGTTAAAACGCCTTGAATTTGATCAAGTAACGTTTGTAGTTGTAATAAATCTTGTTTTAAATCTCGAATCCTAGGATCAGCGCAATTGATATTTTTTGGTAGTTTATTTGTTTTTGATATTGCATCCGTAACTTTTTCATTTATTTTTGAAATACTTTTATTTAGTGCGGACTGTAATTTATTTATTGCGGAACCTGGTTTATTAACAATAATATCAAATGGTGGTGCAACTGCCATGTTATGTTTTCTTTATTTTATATTTTGTACTATTCAATGATTGTAATTTCGCAAGTGCGGTTTGTAGTTGTGCAGAACCATTTGTTACGCAAGGACCTCCTGGGCTTGTCGATCCTGCTGTAATTGCATTAATAAGTTCTTGTATAATTTCAATTAATACATTACCGTGAGGTATTGGTTCCTCTGCAGAATCACTACCAATTAGAACATCGCCATCTGTATTTAAAACAATACCTTCAATTGAATCTAAAACGATAATATCTGTTTTTGCACGTATCATGATGCGGTCTGCACTTCCTATAAGTTGAGACCCGTTAAATTTAGAATTAAAACATTCTAAATTATTAGATAATACCATCGGTACCGTTTGTGTGCTAGTTAAATATAATGATGATGCATCCTGTTCTATATTTTCAACAACGTATTTTCTATTCGTGCTTGTATATGTAGTATTTGATAATATAATAATAGGATCAGTTACAGTTTTCCCGGTCCATGTCGGTTGAACATCATAATCGGTAGTTGGAATTGTACTACTAAATCGTAAACTGTTTCCAAATCGGCCTTCTAATAATATATCTCCACGATATGGTTGCAATATCGGACTAGATCGTTGAATAAAATTATTATCCGGCGTAAATATTTCTGAATTAATTGGTAATATATTAGAATTAATTCCGGAAGTTATACCTACCGGTGGAAAATAATACCATTGATGAGTTCGTTTATCAACTGATGTGGTAAAATCATATCCTCGGAATACTAATACATTTTCACCTATTATAGGTATTTGTTTTATATTTGGAAATGCCGGCTTAACATTCTGAAGATTAATAGTATTATTATTTTCTCGGACTAATATTGTTAAACAAAATAAATTATTTGAATCGGATGAATCAGATTGTCGTTTATATGTATTAGTTGTTTTTGTTGTATTCTGAACAACTTCACCAAAATAAAATTTTACATAATCACTATCTGTATTATACATTTGATGCCTTATCTATTTTTTGTTTTGCTAACGTAATTTTTTGTTGCAATTCGGTATCATTATGTAAAATATCATCTAATTCATCATGCAATTCAGCTGATAATGTTTGTTCAGCAACATTTAACAATTGTTGTTTTTCTTCATCACTTAATAACCCATCGGCACCTGATATAGTTTGTTTTGTTGAAATATACCGCTGAACTATGGCTGTTAATTTTACGAGATGATCGTCATTTTTAACAGCAACATCTAGATATTCCTTGATCAGTGGTACAATGATTGTAGCATCAGACGCATTTTTTATTAGCGGCTGTAATTGGGCAATAAGTTGATTAATTTGTCGGTCTTTCTTTTTACTATTATGATAAACATCAGACATTAAGTCAGCAAACGAAGTACCTTTAAATAGTTCATCATTTTTATCCATAACACAAATCCTTTAATATAAATATCAAAAAGGCAGATTTACGAAATTTAATAGTTCATATTCACGGAACTTGTCGACATAAATTTGTTTTAATGTTTTAACAACTCGAGTAATATTATTTGTTTCTAAACCCGTACGTTCTCGTATAAAAATATATAATGCTTTTTTATTAAAATCTTCAATGTTTTCTCGAGTCTCAAAAATATGAAGTACTGAGTCTGCGACATGAATATCAATCGGACTATTAAATATATAATTTAGATTAGCATGACAATATTCAATATACGCATCCATAAATTCATGCAATGTTTCTCGCATATCATCATTATGAATTTCTGTAACAATATTTCGCTGATCGTCAATATTCAATTCTATCCCGGTAGATTTTAATTTTGCATATGCCTTTTGATTTTCGGCAATTAAATAATTAAATGATGTCCTCGTATAATAAGAATATGCTTTACCCGCTAATGGATTAAATTTATTTAACCGTTCTGTCAAATATGTAACTAAATCAGTTTGTAAATCTACAAATGATGAATCAATATATGTTGGTTTAATTTTATTAATTAAATTTTCAGCCATTTTCATTAATGCTGGATATATAAATCGTCTATAGATTTTCTCTCGCAATGCTGGAGATTCGGCCGTTCGATTATATGCAGCAATTGCTAAATCTGTTATTTTGGTAAAGTATATATTACTTTTTTTCTTCGCTCTCGCCATTATCAAATTCTGATTTTAATTGTTGTATAACTTCGTTTAGTAATTGGAATGTTGATCCTGCTTCGTCATCTTTTTCAAATGCACCTAATCGGTCTATCTCTTGCATTTTATCGTAACTTTCAACAATTTTTCCATACATATATTCATTAGTTAATTCTAATGTTTCAATATATTCTAAAATATCCTCAGTATGATCTTGTGTATCAGCTAATGCTCCAGCTAAGAACCATACTCGATATGCTAGATATGTAGTACTTGTAAATAGTCCGATTGATAATATCAATAATGTTAACATGTTAATCTTCCATTTTAAATGCATTAAATAATTCAGTCAATGTTTTTTCAACATCTGGATTATTTTCAGCTAGGTTTTTCAATCCATTACTTTTTTGAATGCGACTCTTTTCCGATACTGGATTTGGAGATGTATTTTTATTGTTTCTCCAACGTTCGAATTCAATTGTAGATGCCATATGATCTGCATGATGCAATATAATAGGCAAATTTGTTTTCAATTTAGATTGTGGAGATCTAGAAACAAAATAAGGTTTATTTGCATCATCATACATCCCATCATGAATTTTAATAGCTTGATATTCTGTCCATGACATTTTAATATCATATTCTTGTAGCAACCAAATTGAAAGGTCTGGTACCATTGCAAACGGAATATTTGCATTTGATTTATAAAGTTTCCCTTGATTTTTTCGATGCCAATCTGATGTTTCGACTTGATAAACTTCATTACCATCGCCCGGGAAACCTGCTTTACCTAAATCATGATGCATTGCTGCAAATAATAATTCTTCTTCAGTGTATCCAGACATATCGGCTCCCATTACTGTCCAGGTATTATGCAAAGTTAATGCACAATCCATTACTCGAAGTACATGATCAACATATCCTCCGGCAAATGCATTATGAAAGTGTTCCATGGAAGATGCTGGCATGAATATCAGTCGATCTTCAAATTCATCATACATTTTATTTAATGCATCTTTACGAGTAGGAAATAAATTATTAACTAGACCGCGATATCTTTCCCAATTGGATTTTATTTTTTCTGCTTCTAACATATTTGTTTTATAACAATTATAAAGAATTATTTGCGTAATTCCAATATTTCACCATTTACTAGCTTAGATGTGCATTCACTACATGTAACTGCAGTTGCCTTTTCATCAACTCGTTGACAAATATTTTTGCAATATTTGCATTGTAACCGTTTAAACCCTCGGCCTAAACTTTTAATTGTTTCTTTCATATAATATTATTCGCGGTCAATATAATAACGGGCTGAATCTAATTTCTTCATTGCTCGTAATAGATTATCCATTAATGATGCTTTATCAATTTTGCCTTCTTCTAGGGCTTTACCTGCTGCGCGTACAATTTCGCGCGCATCTTCAACATCGTCAGTAAGCTTTGCTTTATACTTGTAATGTGCCATAACTTGATCCTTTATTTAAATTATTATTGTTTATTACTTATTATCTATTATAAATATATTATATTAAAATTATTGGTGATTTTTTACAACACTCAACATTGATATTTAATAGTGCTTGCTCTTTTGCTTTGGCTTCAACCATAATATCTAATGCATCAACACCATATGTGTTGGGAGTAGTTAAAATATAGTCTGCGTGTGCTGCCTCGCGGATTTTTGTAAATTCTTTGTATTGTTTCTGAAACGTTGGCCACTTAGGTAAATCTTCCAATGAAATACCATGATGTTCAAACATGCGTTCTATAAGGGTTTGAGCCTCTCTACGACGCGACTCTGAATAATGGGTACATTGGGTTACATTGTGTCGATCCCAAGTCTCTCGTGCTAAAAAGAAGGCTTCCTGTTCGGATAAGTCACCAGTATTGAAAGTGTGGTGCCAATAGTCAAATGTAATCGGAATTGCAATTTCTTGATGAAGCATCTCATATAATTCTCGTACGGAATACATGGATGCCTTGTCATCATTTTCAATAACTAGACGGGACTTGCAAGAATCTGATAAACGATCCCAATTGCGCAACCATCTTGCAATAGTACCAGGTTTATCATTATAAGTAGCACCTACGTGAATATTAATCTTGTTTTCAAAGCTAGGAGTAAAACCCATAAGATCAAAGAGTTCAGAATGTCGTTCTAAACTAACAATGCTATTATCAACAACTACAGCATCGGGACTACCTAGAATATGAAAAGGGCCAGGATGTGTTGTAATGCGATGTCCATGCATTTTTGCATAATCACCTGCAGCACGAAGATGTGCAGCAATTTCTGCAATGCCCGGCAAATCATGTAGCTCGTAATGATTCCAACGAGGAAACAATTCTGAACCTAAACGAAACAAGCGAATGTCGTGTGCTTCGTTCCATTTTAAGATAGTTATCAAATCTCGAGCATTTGCTAACGCAATGTCAGATGCTAATTGTAAGCCGCCTTGTTTGAACTTGCGATCAATTAAAGAACGACCCGTACGGATGCCTTGCTGTCCAAGCTCCATATTAATACATGCATATCCGGTTCTAATCATAGTATTTTTATATATAATATGAAATTTATCATGTAATTCAAAATATTATGTTAATTTTTTTGCTTATATTTATATGAAAGAAGAAACCTTAAAGGAATATAAAACATGAAAAATACATTAGCAGAAAATATGCTTAGATTTGGATCAAAAAACTTGTCTGAGGAAAATCGCAAAAATTTGAAACAATTAACAGAAGGCGATGCAGTTATAACACCACATTTTAAGCATAACAATGGCGTGATCTATAGAACACCGTTTAAAGACACTGCACAATATAAAATGTTTACAACTCCACCAAAATTAGGTGCTCTCATCGGGCAACAGATAGATCCAAATATAAGTACCTTAGAAAATAATTATTATCTATACGCCGGCGCAATTCTACAAAAAGTAGCATTAGCTGGCAAGTATAATCCTGCAGATTATAAAACACCCCAAATATTTCGTGACTACATGTTTAATACAAATGATGAAGCAGTGAATCAACCTGATTGGTATGATAGAATCCTATGTAATACTGGCGGACATGGAAATTCTGTACAGATGGATCTAACTTGGAATAAACTAGGCGATGATATTGACGAAGCTGCGGCAACACAATCCACCGGTGCACCGGTACCGGGACAATCGCCGAATCCAAAATTCTTTGCAGGATGGAGTATGATGTTATCGACATTAAATTCAGTGATACCGACACGATTTAATGCAGTTAATTCTGATCCAGGTATATTTTGGAAAAATCCAAGCAACAAAATAGAACTCCACAGTTGATGCTAGTTATTAATATTTAGTCGATATTAGAAGTTAATATTACACTAGTGGCTACGATTGTTTTGGTAAGATTTTCTAATTTACTATAGTATGTATAAGTAAACATGTTTAATTTAATATTAAAACAAATTATAGTCGTAAATCTAGTACCAGAACCATACTTATCGCGATCACTAAACGTAATACAAATATCATCTCCAATTGTTGTAATAGATTTAAATTTTAATATTGAAACAAATACGCCATTATCATAAAAAGTTGATGTTTTACAATCTAGGTCAATTATATAGTAACTAGCCGTTAATTCAACTAATCCTATAGAATCCGGAGATGCTATAACAGCTTCACACGTGTTTTTATTTTTTTTAAAAAATGGTTGTGTTTCAGTTACTTTAATAGTAACTACTTGGGAAGATGCTACGGTTGAAATAACCAATGCTACAAATACTAACTTTTTCATGGCTTAATTTTTAAGTGGTTAATTATACTATATAATAAGATATATAATATTATTATCCAACCAGTTTATTAATTAATGTTAATTTTTTTTGCTTATATTTATATGAAAGAAACCTAAAAGGAATAAAAAATATGAATTTAGAAAAATTAATAGCGAAAAACATGATTCGCTTTGGCACAAAGAATTTAAATGAGGATGTTAATCCACAACTAGTCGGATTGGTAAGCACATATATTCCAGCAAAAGATTTAACGGCATTGGATAAGATGTTAGCCGCAGCTGCAAAAGCTAATACTCCTCAAGTATTATATGCCGGAACTTATTGTTATTTTGTATGTAATCGAAATACTGCTCAACCTGATCCTAAGGATCCTACTGCTTATTATAATTATAAAATATCTAGCTATATATTAGGCCCACGTAGATATGGCGATATCTTGTTAATAGACTGCGCAATGGCAGACGAAGCTGATACAGGAATGACATATCGCAAAGATGCGAAGCCAAATTTAACGTATCTATCTGATTCAACATTAACACGAGATAGTAAATATCCCGGATGGAACAATGCTTGGGTGGGTCGAGTAGATGGCAAATATACTCCTGCAACTGCAGCGGCCGCTGTAAGCAAAAATTTTGCTAACCTAGGTACCGCTGCTGGCGCATGGGTTACATCTCAAGCATCAAATAATGCTATGATTAAACAATGGTTAACTAAAGCAACTAATAATCCGGCTACCGTCACTGCAGTAAATGCAGCTAAACTTACTACAGGTAATGCTAAATTGTTTTATAGTGGACTTACTCAATCATCGCCGAGCACACAAACTGTACCTCCAGTAAAGCAACCATAATTTAAAAGTAATTAAAGTAGTAAAGCCCCTCTGCAAAGAAGGGCTTTTTTACTGGGCTAATATTAAATACTATTTTGTACTAGTAATTACGCATTGAGTATTCAATTGAGTTCTAGTGTATCCATTATATGGGTCATACCAAGAATATGAAGATGTTCCTGTTTTTGTATTATAATTAATTTCAGTTTTCATTGTAAATTCTGGCATATCTATTACATGATCTGTTAACGTAATACGAACGTCTGTATTTGTTTTTATTATTGATTCAAACGGCAATGTAGAAACAAATACACCGTCTAAATAAAATGTTGATGTTTGATCATCTAAATCTAATACATACTCACAATTTGCAGGTTCTTTATACCCAGTCCATTCTGGATTTGCAAGCACGGCTTTTGCTGTGGTTTGTTCATATCTAACAAACGGTTGTGTTTGTGTTACTTTAATAGTAACTACTTGGGATGTTGCTACGGTTGCAATAACGGTTGCTACAAATAATAATGCTAACTTTTTCATGTCTCTAATTTTTAAGTGGTTAATTATACTATATTATATGAACTATTAATTGAATATCCAACCAGTATACTAATAAATGTTAATTTTTTTTTGTTTATATTTATATGAAAGAAACCTTAAAGGAATATTAAAATATGAAAAATACATTGGCAGAAAATATGCTTCGCTTTGGATCAAAAAACTTGACCCGAGAAAATCGAAAAAATTTGAAACAATTAAGTGAATCATTTGCTTCAAAGGATGGTATAACGTATAAGTCTAATTTTAAAGATCAAGCAATGTTTGATAACTATGTAGCTGGTGCTACCCCTGATCCGAAGACAGACATGTTACAAACAGCAGCCGGTGCTAGTTTTGGTAAACTAGGTGTGACTACTAACGTACTTACATCATGTATTTGGCACGCTGCGGCATATGCTGGTACGGTCCCTGCTTATAGTAACATCGGAGCTGCTAAATCGCAAATACAATTGTTTCAAACAGGAACTAGTCAGTTACCGAATGTACAACGCGTTCATAATCAACTTAAATTGTCAGGCGTGATATCAACGCTTGAAGATACCAAGTGGTGGGAAACACAAATTGCTGACCCGACTAATCCCAAAGTAAATATTACCAGATGGAATTTATGGATACGTACAAATATTACTCCAAATTGGTCTGCAAAAAAAGCACTTGTATTACCTCCAACAACAGGGCCTAAATAATTTAATATATTATAAGTAGTAAAGTCCCTCTGAAAAGACGGGCTTTTTTACTGTGTCTAAACAATTATTATTTTTAATTAATTTTTATACTAAATTTTACGAATTCGTAAGAATATTCACCAATTGGATCTTGATCACTTAGCTTAACGGAATTGTTGTTTTTATCAATAATAAATGCCATAGCTGTTCCTTTATCGTCATAAACTATAGTAATAATATTATTAATTACTGATTTACTTACAATATTGCGAGTAACATTGATATTATAATTAGGACATTTATAAACAACTGTACTGTCTTCTAAATTGATAAAATAATAAGAGTCAACATTTTTAAAAGTTCCTGCATTTAAAATACCCGAATCGGCTATGCGAAATAATATCTTTGTAACATGAATATCAACATGTTGACTAACAGAATTGAAGGCGGTTGATAATACAACTCCTAATACAAATGCTAACTTTTTCATGTCTTAATTTTTAAGTGGTTAATTATACTATATAATAAGATATATAATATTAATA